TTTTGGCGGGCTTTTTCGCGTAATTGGTCGGGTGTGTATTTTGTTTCCATGTCGGGTATTCCTTCATTAGTCGGGTGGAACGTTTGTACCGTAGCACAAGGTACGGGGTGGGTGTGTCATTTTCCCGACGTTGCGCGCCAATGACCTAAACCGCCATTGTCGTATAAATACCTAGCTACGCGTAAATGGCAGTCGAGACGCGTTAGGGCCTTTATATGGCTTTGGGTTGGCCGTAGACGGCAAATACGGTACGTAACGGTTCGCCAACTTCCGTTTATCTGTAATAGTCCTACGTCGGGGTGGCCCGTAGATTTGCGTACCGCGCTAATAACTTTTGGCGTACACCGGCTTTCCCTATAAGCAATTCGAGACAGTACGGGCACAACTTTTTTAGGGAAGTAACGCGCCAATTCGGCTTCGTATTGTGGGCAACTTCCCGCCGCGTCCACGGGGGACGGATAGGCCAATAGAGAAATGGCAAATATGGCAAGTAAAAAGGTACGGCGCATTTGGGGCCTTTCGTCGGGTCCATAAACCCTAACGACGGTTTGCCCGCTATGCGGGTATTTGCGTTCTAACCCTTATCCGGCTTAGGTGTAGCGTCCCAAACGGCGTTTAACGCTTGCGCGTTATCTGCCATGGCCGGCGATAATTCCACGTGTAGCCATTTGCCGCCAATGCTTCCCGCGTTGTCTTTGGCGGTGTAAATCTTCCACTTGTTGCGGCTACAACGCCACCCGCGCCCATACTTTCCGTAGGCGTAGTCGTGTATTTCTTCGATACCTAACGCGTCGGCATTTTTAGCTAGCCATTCGGCAACTTCGACGGCCTTATTTCGTGCCGCTACCGTGTTCATATAACCCGCGTCTAGTGCGCGCGCTGTCGCGTGTACGGATAGCTGGCCGGGTTTGCCCCTCATGTCACGGACTACCCACGTACCTAAACGGGAGAAACCCCAACGGGCGTTTAATGCTCGCGCTAACCATTCGGTACCGGGTCGCCGGCCTTTGGCGGCCCCGTCTTTTGTGCCTGTATATGGTCTATTGGTTGTCATTGGCTGTACGGCCTATGGCGGTATCGGCGGGGTTTGCCCAACGTAGTACGACGGGTAGCGCGGCGGCCCACAATGCGTGGGTAGTGGCCTGTACGTCGTTAGTGGCCACCCATACGGGTAGGGCGGCGGCTACTAGGGCGCGTGCGTATGAAGCTATGGCGGCTTTTACTTTGGGGTTCATTTGTGGCCTCTTAGGTGGTCGCGAAATAGGTCGGCTAGGTAGTCAAGTTTTTTAGAGTTTTCGCCGTGGTCGCGGTTGTTTTGTCGGCGGGTCCATTCGATTAGGGCGACGACGACAGTAAAGCCGCCGCCTATTAGGGCTACGGTCACTTCGTTAGTCATTTTGGGCCGTTGTAATAGTTGGGGCGTTGGCTTGTTGTTCTTGATATGCGGCGTATTCGTCGTCGGTCATTTCGCGTATTTCGTCGTCTATTTGTATTAACGGGTTAGACATTGTTTTAATTCCTGTAACCGTAAACGCGAATTGTTCCGCCTGTAAGCGTGCCCGCACCCGCCGCGATTGTAAAACCTGTATGAGACGCGTTCGTATCTTGGATACCCGTATAAGTACCCGTAATGTTTTGGTAAGTAGTTGGGCCGGCAATAAAACGCGTAAAACTTGTAATAAACGGGTTAATTACTTCACAAATCATGCCGCCGTAATTGTTGCCGGTTGCTGCCGAACCTGCCCAAGTAAAAGCGGCGTTATTAACGTTTGACGCCGCGCCAAACGTATTACTTGTGTAATTTATGTATTGGTAAGAGCCGTAGTAACCTACACTTGTTGCGCCGTTTAACTGAAATGAAATATTTATATCGTTGGCAGTATTACGAACCCCACTAACGACAATTCGGTAGACGTCGAAATCCGCGCTAAATGCGTTGGTAACTGTGACGCTAGAAACGCCGCTACCGATACTTTGCGTTTTAATCAACCATAGGCCGATACTGTTCATATACGCGGCGGTGTTGTATTGGCCTACGCTAAATGTTGGTGGGGTTGGCATAGCTTTACTTTAATCCTTTACCATGAAAGTTTACGGTTATCGAATTGGCCGTAAATCGGGTCGTCTAATACTTCGTATGGGTATAGTTCGGTATCGGCTAGGTAATAGGTGTAGCGCGCGCTTTCGGGTGTGGCGTCTAGCGATACCCCTAAAATGGTCATGTAGTAGGTGGCCCCGCGGAAAGTTACGTACGTCCGATAACCGGGCAAGTCCCACCACCCGTAACCCATTTCTAGGTTCATGCTGTTTTGTGCTTCTGCTAGGCAGGATATTTCCGAAATACCGAACGTTTGCGGGTTGTAGACGCCTAGCCAATAGTTAGCTACGTCTTGCGCTTGGGCTGTCGAGACGTTAAACGTTTGTATTCGTAGGGTTCGGTAGGGCCCGCTTCCCGTGTTTACTGTGACAGTACCGACGCTATTAGTGTCTACTTCTACGGCGTTGTAGTAGTCGGCTGCCGCGCTGTCGAATTGGATAGCGTCGTAAACTTGGTTAGTCGAATTGTTGGCTACGTCGGAGAACGCGGCGGGCAACGTGCCTATAAAGTCTTTGGTATAAACCCCGATTTGGCCCGAACCGTCTTTAATGGTTGCCCCTACGGAATTGGCGAGAATGTTAAACCATTCGGCGTATGAACCGCTAACGGTAGACGTGGCGAGTGTGGGGCTATTGTCCACGGTGAACGTCGTACCTAGGGTAATGCCCGTATACGTGGAAGTGTCCCCTAGCTGGTAGGTAACTAAATCTTGCGTAATTTCTTGGTTGTTACCTTGTAAACGGCCCCATTCGGCTAGGGCCCCTTCACACTCTAAGGTAACGAAATCGGCATTACCTACCCCGCCCGCGTACGGTATGCCATAGCTAGCGGTTACGTTGCGTATTCTGCCGAACCATAACGTATATAACGCGCCCGTACGTTTAACGCGTATTTGGGTTCCGACGATTAGCGCGGCAATAGGTGACGCGTAGCCCGTTGGGTATCTCATGGTTACGGTCATACGTGACGGCTCGAAAGTGTCTACTAGCTTTTGACGTCCTACGAACCCGCTTACGTTTTGTACGTTGGTTAGGGCCGTCCATGTTGTGCCGTCTGTCGAGTATTCGGCGGTAAATGTAAATGGCATTACGACGCCACACGGATAGGAATTGCGCCGTTTTGGCGTTGGTATCGGCGTAGCGCGTCTACGACGGCGTTAGGGTCGCCACCTTGTACGGTTACGTAAATGTCGCCGCCGCCGCCGCCACGGTAACGGTCTAGGGGTACTACTGCTTCGGGTCCTTTTTCGCCAATCATGGCCAAAGTCGGGCCGGTGACTATGCCACCTTCCGCAAGCATTGGAATATTAGGTACGTCAAACCCTTTACCGCCAAAACCCGGAACCCAACCGGGAACCTTAAACGACAATTTCCCAATAGTGTTATTCCATATTTTCGCTACGCCGTTAAAAATGCCTTTATAGATACCTAGGACAAACTCTAAATAGCCCTTAAAGAAATCGAAGCCGCCACTAATGGCCGTTTTAATAAAGTTAAAAACGCTGTCTACGATATTTCTAAATCCCTCAAACTTTTTATAGGCGACCACTAGGCCGGCGATAAGTAGGCCGATAGCAATTACGGTTAGTCCTATTGGGTTCATGGCCATTACGGCGTTAAACGCGGTTTGTACGGTAGTCGCGGCGGTGGTTATAGCTGTCCATACGGTCATAGCCCCATTGACGATTAGAACGGCGGCGGCAATTCCACCAATTACGCCGGCGATGGTTAGGAATACGCCGGTGTTTTCGCTAGCCCAATTTCCGAACGTGGTTAGTACGGGTAGGATTTTTTCGATTATGGGCAGTAGTGCGGCCCCTATGGTTTCTTTTGTTTCGGATAGTGAAAGTTGTAGGCGTTGGAATTGGCCTTGCGCGGTGTTGGCTTTGGTTGTTGCTGCCCCGCCGAATGTGTCGGCTAGGACACTCATAGCCCCTTCCGCGTCTAGGCCGTCTTTAATAAGGCCTTTTAGTTTTGGGTCTAATTTGGCTAGGGCTTTAGTGTTACCCCCCGCGGCACGTGCTACGGCGTCCGTGACGGCGGCTAAAGGCTTGCCCGTCGCCGCGGCTATGTCCATACTTAAGGCCGCTAATTCTTGCGCTTTAGTAAGTGAACCCGTTTGCGTTACTAGCTTGGATAGTGCGGGGCGTAGTTCGTCGTCGGCTACGCCTAATAGTTTGCCTTGTGTGCTAATCCAATCTTCATTAGCTTTAATTTGTTTTTCCGTGGCGTTTGTGTTTTTAGTAATGGTTTGCGCTAAAACGGTTTGGGCGGCGGCATCTTCCATGGCCCCTTTGGCGGCGTCAAATGCGGCAACCCCTAACGCGCCTAACGCGGCGGCGGCGGGTAGTGCGGCCTTCTTTACGGCGTAGGCAGATTTTGCCCCTACGCCTTCTAGCTGGGCGAACTCTTTTTTAGCCTTGTCGAAACCTTTGGTGTCTAGGCTCGAAATAATTGGGATATTAATTGCCATATTTAGCGCGTCTTTTCCATGCGTAGGTTCTTGTTTAGTTTCTCACTTACGCGGTCTAGTACTTTGGATACTTCGACCTCGACGGTTGGCATAGCCTCGCCTACGCCTTGCGCTAGTGCGCGCGGGGCTTCGGGTACGTACTGCTTCCCATAGGTAATTAGGTTTTGTACGAACGCCGAACGTTCATTAACGCCCGCATGGTCCCATAGTGCGCCCGCGGCGTCCTTTTGTTGGGCAGTTAATAAAGCAAATGGGCGGGCCTTAAAGTCCACGTCTTGCGTGTAGGCCCCTTTAATTACGCGCCCGTCGAGATACAAAGGACGGGTAAACGTTACGGTTCGTTCTTTGCTAGCACGTTTTGCCACAAGGGTTTTAATACCCGCGCTAACGCGTTGGACCATAAAAGTAGTGTCGGCGCGGCCTTTGATTAGGGCCCCGCGTGCCATACCTGTTAATGGCGGTTCGGTAGGAATAAAAGTGCGGGCCTGCCGCACGATTTCCGCGCCGGCGCCCTGTTGTAAATCCGTCGTAATTTGACGGCGGTAAACCCTGTCGAAATCGTTAATTTCTTTTAGGGCCTCTTGTATACCGAATACTTGGAAATCACCTGTTACGGGCATTGGCTCGCGCCTGTTTTTCGAGAACGTCCACCACGGTAGCTAGGTCGCGGGTGTCGAACGGTATTTGGGGCGGCCAATAAGAAACCGCTACTAATACTTCCGCTAGTTGCCGGCGATAGCTGCCGGTTGGGTAGGGTTTGCCGTTTCATTATCCACCACTTCTAGGTTCTCGACGGACCGTACGAAATCGTCAAAGGCTACGGGAACGGTTACGCCGTTAATTTTGGAAGCCTCATAGGCCATAAATGCCAAAGTTTCCATGGATACGCCCGTAGCTAAATCGGACGCGCGGGCCTTGTATTTACGTTCCCAAAGAACAGTAACCATAATGTTCGTGGTTACGTCGTATGTTTCGCCGTTGCGGGTTACGCGTATTGTTAGGTTCATTGTGTCGGGGCCTTTCGGGTCCTTGTTATTTAAGAAACGTCGGCAGAATAAACGCCGCCGTGGAAAGTCACGTCGATTTGTGACAACTCGCCCATGGCGAAAGTGTGCGGCAATTCTGCCATGAACGCACCCGTAAGGGTAAAACCGGGGTTAGTTGCGCTATCCGCGCCCGTAGCTGGCTTGACGATAACGGTACAAGTAGTGCCTACTAAGTCTTTAAGGGTTGCGTAGGTTTCGCTAGCGGCGTAGGACATATAAAGGGTAAGTGTTACCTCATGGTCGCCCAACCCCTTTACGTACTTGTTGGCTGTGTCCCCGAAGCTGGTGGCAGTCAATTCGGCGTAGCGTTCCGTAAAACTTGCGCTAGTGCATTGGTCGGATAAATCGACGGCGTTTACGGTTACTACGGGGTTGGAAAGAATGGTGGAAGTAGCCATGGTTAGTCCTTTGGTTGTTCGGTACTGTCGGAGACTTTACTAGCCTTACGGGGCTTCGTGGGGGAACTCTCCCCAATGAACCCGCCCGCTACTAGGGCGTCAATGTCGTAACCCTTAGCGCGTGCGGCCTCG